CTGAAGTTAAAGATCGCATCGCAACCTTGGGAGATTAGACCTGAATTTCCTCCGCCAAACAGCTGAAGGTCAAAGTTGCTGTTTTGGTCAGATAATGCTGAATTAGAAATACTTGCAATCTTTTGTATGAATCTTCTTTCTGTATTTCTGTTTTCGTTGTAGTATTGGAAAGTTGCTTGTTTCCCGTAAGTAGTGGTAATTGCTGCTACGCGCGTATCGCAATCTCTCCAAATGACGGAAGTATTGTACCCGCCCACACCAAAACCACCGTTGACAGTTGCGTAAATATTACTTTCGCCGTTGCAGTCGCAATCTAAAGTAATATCTGCAAAAGTTACGCCAGCAGAGAAAGCAAATTCTTCTGAATACTGAGGCGTACGAGCCAGTGCATTTCTTGTTCTGCCTCTAGTTGTTGCAGTGTTGCCATTCCTGTTCTTTCTAGCCACGTAAATTGTGGGGGGCTCTGTCTGCGTCGGGTTACCGTTACTATCTACGTCGCCTCTAGCGCCAGCAACAATTACTTCGGCAAAGCCATTAGCTAACTGCAAAGGTCCTTGTTCAATAACGCTTAGCTGTCGACTGGGGTCCGACGGATCGGTTACTGTAGGTCTTGTATTGTGGACACTGATAAGGATTGACGATCCAGCTGGTACAAAAATGGTGCTGGCAAGTTTGAAAGCTTCAGAGAGATTTGTAGAGAACGGACGCCCCTCTTGCCACTGAAGAGTGTCTGGAGTCTTAGGGAATCCGTAGGGGATAGAAGCTTCTCCAGTCTTACCCTGCGTTCCTTCGGGGATAACGTGAATAATCTGAAAAGGTATCTCAGCAGGGTCTACAATTTGTGCAAAAGTTTTTATGGCTTCGTCATATGTGAGTACGTCGTTACGAGGATCATTGTCGGATTTTTCTCTATTAGGGTCTTTGGGATTGTACAGACGAACAATTCCGTACTGACCACGGCTGCCTTTTCTAGTCTCACTTTCGTTATAGCTCCTAACCGTTAAATTGCTGATAGCTACGTTATCCAGCTCTGTCAGTGGATTAATAGTGTTGTCTGGACTAGACAAGTTATCGGCACTTAAAACTTCGCCGGTTGTTACATCTTCCAGACCACGGGGCGATACCTGCAGACCCTCTTCGTTGAAGCCGTTGCAGAATACCTTGCCTCCTCTCTCATTGGTAAAGTAATAGGTGAATTTATTTTCGGGGCTTAAGGTTCGTTGATAATCAGGTAGGGCTTTAGTGTAATTCAAATAACCTGCCCATTCCCAAGCTTGCCCAAATAGACGAATGTTGCTGGGACGTCGCAGCTCAAAGGTGAAGCCCGAACGGCTGCTAACGTCTGTATCCCGAAGTTCTTCTGGCTTAAGCTCAATCAAAGAGTCGACGTCCGATGCGCCAAAGTTTTCTAGTTGTTGCTTTGTGGCGATATAATCAACTGCGGAAACAATCTGGATTTGAACCTCCGGGTCCATCATCGTGTTACCCAAGGTGAAGTTAGTGTCACTCACTTCTTCTGATTGGGTGTCTTTGTCAAAAATAAGGATCGGTTGTCCGTTTTTAAAGTTGCCGTCAGGGTCGTACAACTCCTGCATATGGACAAAGTTTTCAGCAAACTTCTCTTGGAAAGCAATTAAATCACCTCCAAAACTGCCTGTAGTTTCTTCCCGTGCAATAAAATGTTTGTTAAAATTACGGACTACATCGCCTCGGCGGTAAAGCTTACTACCGTCAAAAGCAGAGTCTTCAATTGGACGGTCAGCGTAGTTGAGTTCGATCCTCACGTCATCGCTAACGCCAGGTTCTGCTAGTTCCGAACCACGGATGGAATTGATTCTTCTGCCGTAGTCTTTGCCTGGATCATTGAAAGGCTGAAGGATATAATCACGGACAGGTAATCTATTCCCCTGCTGGTTAGCAAAAATACGCAGGCTGTACCGACGCTGTTCTACCGTGCGGACGTCTTGAACACGGCGGACATAGACACGTAGATTGGTGAGTGAAGGGAACAGAGCAAAACTGTCTCCGTCGGAATTGGAATCTGGTCTGTCGCCGTTATCAGTCTCAAAGCCTGGGGCAATTACATTAATGGTGTCACCATTTTCAAAAGCGTTGCTAGCTAAAACAGCTCTGTAATCAGGACCGCTTGGGTTATCGATCCAGACATAATCACCACGCTTCAGGCTATAGCCTCTGTTGTCAAGAACTTCCGGCTGGTCGGCATTTTTGCGACCCGGTGTCAGCTTTTGCTTAAGGACAATTTTTCTTCTTGCGTTGCTAACTTGCTGAACAAAACCAAGAGTAATCTGTTCAACTTGATTTCCAAGGGTAAGTGGGTCAACAGCAGTTCTGACTTCACGAACTTGATAGTTGGAGTCAAATTGCTGGGCGACACGTCTAAAACCTTGAGCTAGCCCAGCGCAGCCTCCGAAGTTACTGTTGGAGTTAGTGACTGTAAGCTCACCGCCGTTTTCGGTCCAGTGGTGGATGCCTTGACCAATAGCAAAAACTGAAACTTCCTGGATAATTGAATCATTTACAGCACGGACATGGAAGGATCTTTTCCTGATCCGCATCCTGATGTTGTTTGGATCCGCGTTAATATATTTGTCGTATTCTGCTTGAACAAAGGTGCTACTTGTTGAGAGTGCCTTCCAGTCCTTGTTCGTGTCAGAACTACCCTCGTAAACTTCCCAGCAGCGGAGGTCGCGCTGGAGCGACACACCCGTAAACTGGGCCACGACCATTGATCGGAAGCCGTTGTCGTCTGCTACTGCCCCGCCGTTGGCGAAGATACCCGCTAATCCATAAACTGAGCGGATGCTGCAGTTGTAGATGTAAGGGCTGGCACTGTTTACTGTGTCCGTCCCCTCAATAGGATTAAAAGGTTTTGGACCGACGATTTGGAATTCAACCTCTTCGGTTTGCCCGAAAGAAGGACCGATGCCTGCAGCACCAAATGAAGCGAGAGCTTTTTGATAAAGGAGATCTAGTTCTTTCTCTCGCGCAAACTCAAAGCAATGCAAGAGATGGTGGGTTACCTTGCTATCTGGATTGTCTTTGAATGTAAGACCATAGTAATATCCGCCACCGGTTACCTTAAAGATTGAACGACGGTTGCTGTAATCTTCCTCTTCGTCTGCATTCGGATTCGCTGGCAGCGTTCCAGGGCGAATTACAGTCTTGCGAAGGTCAAGACTAATAAGGCTGCAACCACGGGGAAGAATTACCGCACCAGGTGCGTCAGATCCTGCCAAACCATCAGGTGTGTTAAACCTTTCAAGTTCAGCAAGTGATAACTCAACATTGTCTAGTTGGTTGAAACCGGCGGACAGTGCCACACCAGGACCGTTACCAACGATGTGTTCACCAGATGACAGCTGGATTGTTACCAGTGCTTTAATCTGAGCGTCGGGTGATTGGCTGAAGTATTCGCGGCTAGTAATAATAGCTGCTTCAATCGCAGCACGGTTAATTGTTTTAAATGGTCGGGCTTCGGTATAACCACACTCAAGACGCTGGTTGCTGATGCGGCGTTCCAGGGTTGTTGCGGAGTCGCCAATAAATTCACCGCCTACGAAGACGTCACTTCCTGTGTAGGGGTTGACGTAAAGGATATAAGGTGCGTTGAGTGGGTCTTGGGGAACGTCTGCGTTACCCGCCAGCTGCCGAAGCTCGTCGGCAACAACATCCATTTGCTCACGGAAGTTGCCTTGAGCAATATCGATATTGCCTAGCGAGCCGTTATCGCCTGCCTTGTTGAGCTCAGTCACTAGCTAGCGGTCTATAGTCTTGACCTATTCTAGGGTGCTTGCAACAGCTTCACTTCGCCGGTTGTGACAAACTCAGCCGTACCAGCGATCACTTCAGTTGGGCGAACATTAATTGCGGTCTGTGTGATAAGGATATTTGCTTTGTAGTACAACGACCCGCCAAGTGGTGGGAAGCAGCTGCTGTTGTTGCAGGTTCCATTGTCGTAAAGGTAGAACCAGGCTTCTGTCTCGATTGGGTTGCCACTTGCACCACCCTCGGTAAGCATCAACAGGTTCAGGAGCAGCCAGCTGGATTCCTCCTTATCCTCATCCATGCATGTGCGGTCGATGAAGAACTCAAACGATCCACCGCCATTGACGAGAGACTTAATGTTTTCACCAAACTTCTCGCCGACTAGCGTGGTGTCAATC